TCTTCTTGATTCTGTAGATGGACTTATCCGCAAGGGAGATCTTGATAAGACTTTCGAAGAGTCTCAAAAAGTTGCTGGTGGTGCAGTTATTGCCGCAGATCTAATGAAGAGAATTTCAATCGCGCTTCAAAAGCGTGGACATATCGCGGTGTTTATTTCTCAAGTTCGTGCAGATATCAAACTCGATCCTTACAGCAAAGCTCCAATTCGACAAACCACTGCAACTGGCGGTAATGCGTTGCTTCACTTCGCAAACTGGATTTTTGAATTTGATTCTCGCTTTAAGGGTGATTTGATTCTTGAAGATCCTAATGCTTCTTATGACGAACAAAAGAATCCTTATCTTGGACACTTTGTTAAGATTGTTGTAAAGAAGTCTCCAAACGAACGCACTAATTGTATTATTCGATATCCGATTAAATACGGACGAAAGAATGGTACTTCGAATTGGGTGGAAAAAGAAATCTTTGATTTTTTGACTATGTGGGAAATTGCAATTAAGAAGGGAGCTTGGATTAGTTTTGACGAAGAGTTTCTTAATACTTTAAAGGAATCTGGATTCACAGATTTTCCTGCTCAAATTCAAGGAGCAGGTAAGTTTGAACAGATTGTAAATGATAACGAGAAGCTTAAAAATTTCTTTTTTAAGTATATTAGCGAAAATCTATTAAACTTTGGCGATGGAATTTCTATCTCTGAACAATAAAAGACGGCGATGTAAGAACGCTCGCAATTACATAATTGACTGGACAATGGACAGTCGTAGTAAATTTCAAACTGAGGTTAAGAAATTTTTACGCAAATATTGGCTACATAATATTGTATTTGAAGAGTTCCCCATCGTTGGAACTCGTCTGACCTTGGATTTCTATAACGCTAATAAAAAAATAGCTATAGAAGTCCAAGGCAGACAACATACTGGTTATGTTGAATTCTTTCATCAAAATAGAATGAATTTTCTACATCAGCTAAATAGAGACAAGAAAAAAGAACGATTTTGTGAACTTAATAAGATTACACTTGCAACAATTTATGAAAATGATATAATAGATAGATATCTTTTCGAAAGTCAAGGTGTAATATTATAAAATGAAAAAAGATTCGCAATCAGAGAATTTTAAACAATTTAAGATTCCTGAAAACTATTTTAATAAACTCTATGAGTTTACTGGTTCTGATGAATCTTCTAAAGGATTTATAGTCGCTTACGTTTCGCAAGATGGTTGTCCAATGATTTATACTAAAGTCTCTAATGCAATCGTAGAAATGGGATTAGTTAAAGCTCTTGAAAAATATTTAAATGATGTGAACAATAGTCAAGATTCCATTGACATCAGCGAAGAAAACTGATACGGTGCATCTGGCATGATTTATTCGTATGATCTAGAGACGCAATTGCTTGCTGGACTTATTAAATATCCAGATCGATATGCCGAAGTAGCGTCATTTATTACAGACAAAGATTTTTGGAGCGAGAGTTCTAAGATTAATCGTACTATTTTTTGCGTACTTCGCCAAGCCATAGATAATGGCGAAAAAATTGACGATGTAGTTATCTCTCAAAGAGTTAAAAATTATGGAGTAACTTTCGAAGACAATATTAATCCATCAGATTATATTGAATCGTTATCTTTAAAGAAAATTTCTCCTGAATCTATTATCAGCGTAGCTAAAGAATTAAAGAAGTACACAATTCGTCGCGAAATAGCTTTATGTGCTGCTGATATTAATAAGAAGATGAAGTCTATATCTCCATCTTCTGATTATAAAACAATCGTTGAAATAGCAGATAAATTATATAATGATCAAATAAATTTATATGAAACAGGAGCAGATCAGCCAGAAGACATCTTCGCTGAAATGGAAGCTCTTATTGAAGAGCGGGGCAATAATCCAGTAACAGAATTTGGTTTCGCTGGTCCTCATCATAAAGTCCAAGATATGTATGGATCTTTATTAAGACCTGGAAATATTACTGTAGTTGTTGCTCGTTCAGGCGTTGGTAAAACTCAATTTTGTTTAGATTTCACAACAAAAGTTTCAGAAAGATATGAAGTTCCAGTTCTTCATTTTGATAATGGTGAAATGAGCAAAGAAGAATTAATATTTAGACAATGCGCTGCCATGACTAAAGTGCCAATGCATTTATTAGAAAGCGGTAACTGGCGCAAAGCTGGGCCAGAAATAGTAGATAATGTACGATCAGTTTGGCGATCTCTGAAAGATAGATACAAGCATCTTTATTATTATAACGTTGGCGGAATGAGTGTTGACGCTCAAATCAGCGTATTGAAGCGTTTTTATTATTCAAAGATTGGTCGCGGCAACCCTCTTATCTTTAGTTTCGATTATATCAAGACCACAAGCGAAAATAGTGGCAATAAAACTGAATGGCAACTTGTTGGTGAAATGGTAGATAAATATAAGCGTTGCATTCAGAAAGAAATCAAAAGCGATAAAGGACCATGTATATCAATGATGACATCTGTCCAATCAAATCGCGCAGGTATTGTAACGAATAAGAGTGCCGCGAGCGTGACTGATGATGAAAGCATAGTTTCTTTATCAGATAGAATTACTCAATTCTCATCTCATATGTTTATTCTTCGTCAGAAGACTTTTGATGAATTACAAAATGAATCTGGTTATGGAACTCATAAATTTATTAATGTTAAAGCTCGTCATCTTGGCAAAGATGTTGCTGGCGCAATTAATCCAGTAAAACTTCCAGATGGAACTCTAAAGAAGAATTTCGTCAATTTAGAAATCGCTAATTTTTGTGTAACCGAAAAAGGTGATTACAGAGATATCGTGGATGGTTTTTCTACTACCGCAACTGTAGCCAAGGATAATAATGACGACGTACCTAACCTCGATTAATAATCAAGCAGATCAAATCGAAAAAGTCTTAATCGATCTTGGTTATAATTTATCTGATCGGGGTAAATACTGGCAATGCAACGCTGTATATAGAAATGGTGATAATCGTACAGCTTTACAAATTTGGAAAGATACTGGTATTTGGCGCGATTTTGTAGCCAACACATCATATCAACCATTTAAAAAATTATTAGAACTAAGTTGCGAAGACGATTCTAAAATAGAAGAAATGCTTATTTCTATTAAAAATAATAATGAATCATTCATAGAATCAGTTAGGACTCCAAAAATGGAAACAGAACAATTTTTCAATCATAATGAAATAAAAACGCTTTTACCTCATTATGATTTTTATAATAAAAAAGGTATAGATACAAGCGTTCTTGAGCTTTACCGTTGCGGATTTTCGATGTCTGGTAGAATGAATGGTCGTTTTGTATTTCCAATCTTTGATGAAAATAAAAAGGTTATTGGTATAAGTGGTAGACATTTACTATGGAAAATAAATTCTAGTTTTCCAAAGTGGAAACATTTGGGTAAGAAAACTAGTTGGATATATCCAATTAATATACAATCTCAAGAAGATAATATTTTCTCTAAAACTATTGAAGAAAAACGCAATATAATTTTAGTCGAAGGTATTGGCGATAGTCTCGCTTTATCCCAACAAGGATATTATAATAATCTTGTGGTTTTTGGTTTAGAGATAAGTTCTAAACAATTATCTTATCTAATGTCATTATCTGTTGATGAGGTTATTATTGCTACCAATAATGATTCTGATAAAACCGAGAATCGTGGACTTCAAGCCGCAATCAAAATATTCTTGAAGCTAATTAAGTATATAGATATTGATAAAATCAAAATCAAACTACCTATTTGTAAAGATTTTGGAGAGATGCTTGAAAAAGGTATTACTTTAGAACGATGGGAGAATAAAACAAGAAATAGAATTACTCAAATAGAATACATACTAGATTATGTATATAATACTGATAAAGATAAGAAGTGTATTTCTATTCTTAAGAATTACCTAGAAAGTTTAAAGCTTTGAAGGAGACATTGTCTGCCAGTAAAATCAAGACGCTTAAATCCTGCTCATGGCAGTATTGGTGCAAATATGTTTTAAAGCTACCAGATAAAACAAATTCTGGAGCATTAATTGGTGATACTGTGCATATCATTCTTGAATGCCTTGGCGCATCAAGACACAAGAAGCATTACGATCTTATTATTAAAAAGAAAAATATTTTTGCTTCCAAACCTGTCAAACGATTAGTTAACAAACATATCAAGCGCAAAAATCTTAATGACGCATCTAATTTAGAAGATATTTGTTCAATGGCTCTAAATGGTTTGATGTATGATTTCTTCGGCAAGAAACATGGCGAACCTTCTCAAGTCATATCCGAAAAAGATTTCGAACTAACGGTTGAGCAAGAAGATATTAAATATAAAGTCAAAGGCTTTATTGATAAGTTATATATTTATAATAATATAGGATTAGTTCTTATCAGAGATTTTAAAACAAATAAAAAGAAATACGAAGGCAAAGAAGTATCTGATAATCTACAAGATCATATTTATACATTGGCTATTCGAAAATTATATCCTGAACTTAAAGATATAAAAATGGAATTCTTGTTTTTAAAACAAGATCTAAATGAAGATGCTATTATGCCCATGCAACCCAAGACTAAATATGAATTATTGGGTTTTGAGCATGAACTAACAGGTTACCAAAAATATGCTGATTCTTTTACAGAAAAGACGGCTATATCTAATATGGCGGCAAATCAAGGAATGCCTAAAGATGGTAGTTTCGCTGGTAAACTTCTTTGCGGATTTGCTAAAGAAGCTGATCAAATTAAAAAAGATGGTACTCCAATGTGGTATTGCACTTATAAGTTTGGATTTGATTATTTTGTAATTATAGATAAAGATGGCAAAATTAAAAAATCGGCATTTACAAAAAAAGAGTTGCAAAAAATTAAACTTCAAGAAGGAGAAAAACTAATTAAAAACAGATACGATGGATGTCCATGTTTTAATCCTAAACCTGTTGAAACTCCTTTCGAATCTGACGCTTTTGATCTTGACAAGTTCTAG